GATCAAAGGCTAATGCGTCCTTAGTGTCTTGTGGCTCGTAATTTGGCATTTCATAAGCAATTAGATCACCTGCGCTTAATCCAGTAAAACCTGGTACTTCTAAACTAATCTTCATACTATTTAGCATGCTACGTTGCGCCATTACCTTTTGTAGTATATTTTCAGCCGGTGGTGATTCTAATGTGTTGTGTAATTTTGTTGTTGATGATTGATAGAATAATGTACCCTCTGCGTTATCTGATACAAACTTGTTATTGTTATCGGGAAATAAAGGTAACGCATAATTATTTCTATTTTTACCACCTTGACCATCATGTTCAGTATGAAATGATTTCTCAAACTCTGTATGATAATCATAATCTATTTCTTTAAACTCTTTACTGAATAAGTCATGGATTAATATTCGACTCGCATATGCGCCATTTCTTGTGTTCTTTAATGAATCAAATTGTGATATAATACTGACATTCTCAGCTATTTGCATTTTAGATACTATACCTGGGTCTACTTCTATGTTTTGAGGTTTAGATACAAACTTAGCAACAACAGGTCTAGCAATATGATTTGTGGTTGCCAACATAGATTCAATTGATCTAAAGTTAAACCCATTTGCTGTCTCATAAAAATACATACCTGCGTTTTCAAATGCTTTACTTTGTGTGTTCTTTGTTACATAATCAATAAAAGCAAAAGGTCTTTGTCTAGGTACAACAACCTTGTGTGTACCTTTTGTTTCTTCTACAAACAAATCTTTTTTACTGTCTAGGTATGCTTGATTTCTTAATAGTTCTATAATAACATTATCAAAAGTATTAGAAAATGCTTGTGAACATCTAACTTGTTCGTTTCTAATAAACTCTCTACTAGCAAAGTGTAATGAATAAATTTGTGTTCCTGGTGTACCCTCTTGTCTATTAGATATTTTATAGATGTACATAGGAAAACCAGACTTCTCACTAAAGTTAAAACCTCTAGGTGATGATGGCGTATAAAATGTAAACTCTATTCTTTCAAAGCCTGTTAAAGGTAAATTTTTGATTATGTTTTGTGAGTCAGCAAGTGATATGTCACCCGATAATGTTTTGCTGTGTATTGACTCGTAAATATTAAACTCACCTATACTATCTCTAATAGATATTTTTTTAGGTCTACTACTGCCCTCTGTTGACTGATAAGAAATCAGTGTAACATCTGATAGCAAATAGTCTCCTGCTTTTCGGAGTATGTTAGGATTGATCGTATTGTACATAATATTATTTACTTATCAGGTTTTCAAATTCTTCTACAAACGCTGTTAAAAATGCTGGATCAAGTAACTTAATAGTTCTTAATTTGTCTTGTATTCTGTCCTCATATTCATAGTTTGATACTGACTGAGCACCTGTAACGTCACTGTTAACTTCTATTTTATGAGAGTAATCATTAGGTCCGTTTGATGTTAAAGCACCACTTGATTGTGTTAATTCATAATGATGTGTTGCGTTAGGATTAGCGTACTTATCTTTAACATATGCTTCAAAGTCTTGTTCAGATAACGGCCAACCATAATATCTATCTGTTATATTATTTGTCAATAGAATTATCCAATGATATTCTGAATCACCAAAATGTTTAAATGCTGTGTCTTCAGGTCTCTCGCCACTAGGTACATCATACTTGTCATATAAACTTACTTCATCAATAATTTTCGCTTTTACTTTTATACGAGTCATAATATCAGTAACAAGTTTTTTATTACCACTGTTATTGATATCGTATAAACCTTTTTTAAACTTTGAAAAATACATTAATATCCTTGTGCGATTGTGTTCTTAGTCATTATCTCTATTTCAGCAAATGATAATGATATTGTGATACCGACAGGTGCTGCCCCTCTATCATTTTCTCTGAAAGTTGAAACAACTCCATCAGGAGCATAATTAACTTTCATATCTTTTAAAACACATCTACTGATCTTAGGAAACCATAAGTTTGCCTTATCTCTGTACATATATGTTATTTGAAATTCTGACGGCACTACAAAATATCTATTAGGTGCTATTTGAGGATGCATATGAAACTTAAATAGTTCTATAATCTTGTGTACGTTCTCTTGTTCTCTTTCATTTCTAGGATAAAATTCATAAGCAAAATTAAACTCTCTAAAAGGTACGTCTCTAAAAATTTGTTCTTTCTTAGGATTTTTAGCTCTCGCCTTTGATTTATCTAACACAGCTCTTAACCCACCAGCACCTAAAGCGCTTGATACTGTATCTACAAATCCTCTAACTATTTCACCAGAAGCAGTTGATAGACCTTCAATAAAATTACTTGCGCCTCTTTCAGCTAAGAAACCAATTAAACCTGTTTCAACAGCTTCATAATTAACAGAGTAATTTGATTCTAAACCTTGAGCAGGTGTGTATAAAACAATACTATTAGAAATTCTTGTGTGTGTAGGTCTTGTAGATTGTAAACCACTTGTTGTTTTTCTTAATCTATCTCCATCAAGCCCCTTAATTTTTTTCCTAGAACCAGGACCTGTACCTAGGGGTGAACCTATATTTAAATCATCATCATTTACATTTTCTCCTACTAATTTTTTATAGTCAGGATCATTTTGAGATACTATACCAGTGTTCTTAAATTTTTCAGGATCAACCTCAACCACATCAAATATCATATAATGTCCCTCACCTAACTGACTTGTAGTTTCTGGATAATATATTTGTCCATATTCAAATGGGTTTAATGCCATATGACCTGTTTGAGGAGGTACGTTGGCATTACCTATTTCTAATGGTGATTTATTTAATAATTTTGCTGCTATCTTTGCTGTCTGACCTTGACTAGCAAATCCTGAAATTGCGCTGGAGATAGAGTTACCTACCAAATTTGTTACAGCTGATTTAAAAATGTTTGATACTTTTCCTGGCATACTAAATATCCTTGTTACTAATATTTATATAGATTATGGCAAAGAGTTACAAAGGATTATATAGACCTACAAACCCTAAGAAATATGTAGGTGACCCAAATAGAATAGTTTATCGTTCACTATTAGAGCGTAGATTTATGTTATATTGTGATAGAACAACAGATATTACAGCATGGGCAAGTGAAGAATTAGCAATTAAGTATTATAATCCACTTGATAAAAAAGTTCATAGATACTTTCCTGACTTCATTGTAAAGACGGCTAAAGACAAAAAATACATCATTGAGATCAAACCATACAAACAGACACTAAAACCTAAGGTTCCTAGTAAGAAAACTAAGTGGTTTATGAAAGAAAGTTTTGAGTATATTAAGAACACATGTAAATGGGAAGCTGCCACAACGTATGCCAAAGACAATGGTTACGAGTTTAAAATAATAACTGAAAAAGAGTTAGGTATCTATAATTAGTATAAATATTACAGTAATGGCAAGTATATTCGATAGATTAGTTGATAAACAAGGTGGTACTAGAAAGTCTGCTAGTTGGTATAGAAATGCTATAAATCAAATAGCAACACCTCTTACAGCTAGAAAGTTAATGAGAGAGAAAAAACTAATAGGTCAACCTAGTGCTGGTAGACTTAATATGTTTTTCTATGATCCTAAGTTTAAAGATACATTACCTTTGTACGATACTTTTCCTCTTGTACTGCCATTAGAACCAATTAAAGGTGGTTTTTTAGGAATGAATTTTCACTATCTACCTTACTTAGCGAGATTTAGAATGTTAGAAAGATTACAAGCATTTGCCTCTAATAATAAGTTTGATAGAACAACAAGATTAGATTTAGGTTATGATGATATTAAAAACAGTAGATTATTTAAACCTACTATCAAAAAATATTTGTATGCTTACACTCGTTCAAACTATTTAAGAATAGACGCTGACGAGGCTGCTATATCAATTATGTTACCTGTACAACAATTTAAAAAAGGAAGACCATACTAATGGCAATATTAAGAGGCGGAAAAAGAATTGGCGGTTTTGATATTCGTTTAGGTTTACCTAGAGATAGATCATTAGATAACGTAAATAGAGATCCTAGATTAAGACAAAAGGCAGGTACAAATCCTGAGTCTACATTAGGTAGATTTCAAGCAATGGTAAATGAAGCTGAAGGTTTTGCTAGAAAAGCAAGATACTATGTTGAGTTTCAATTACCTAAAGCAGGATTGATTAGACCTATACCTGGTGTGCCTACATCTGAGGTAGGTGTTATTAAATCAGATGGTGATTCATTTACAGGTTTCTCAAGCCCTTCAGATTTAAATGCTGTTCAACAACAAAACGGTAGAAGAGTAAACGCATTTTGTAATTCTATATCAATGCCTGAAAGAACAATATCAATGAAAGAAGTAAAACATAACGGACCTAAAAGAAAGTTTGCTTATGATTATAATTCAGCACCTATTGAAGCGTCTTTCTATTCTGATAAATTTATGAGAGAGAGATCATATTTTGAAATGTGGCAAAGAGCAGCCATATCATCACAGTCACACAATATAGGCTATTATGATGATTATGTATCTGATATAAACATATTTCAATTAGGTTCATTTGCTAGTAGACAAGAGCGTGATGATGTAACTTATGCTGTTAAATTATATGATTGTTTTCCACAAACAATTAGTAATGTTAGTTATTCACATGACACTAACGCTGTTCAAACATTTACCGTAACACTAAACTTTAGATATTGGGTAAATTACTTTTTAGACAAAGCTGGCAATATAGAACTAGGTTCACCTGACTTTGTTAATCATAAACAAAAACCACCTCCAGGTTTATTCGGTGGGTTACTACAAAATTTACCACCTGAATTAAGACGAGCAGGTAGAGGTGTAGTAGAAGATTTAAGAAGAAGAATACCTATTGGTGGTGTGACAGGCGGAAGAGTATTCCCACCATTCAAAATACCGCCACTAAATATATAAAACTAAGGAGATAATATTATGGCTTTACCAATAATTGAAACGCCCACTTATGAGTTGACTTTGCCATCAGCAGACGTAAAAGTTAAGTACAGACCGTTTCTAGTAAAAGAAGAAAAAATACTCTTAATGGCTTCCGAATCAGGTGGTCAAAAAGATATGATACAAGCAATCAAAGATATAGTAAGTGCTTGTACATTTAACAAAATCAACGCTAGTACATTACCTATTTTTGATTTAGAATATTTGTTTTTACAGATAAGAGCTAAATCAGTAGGTGAAATATCAAAATTTAAAATGTTGTGTCCAGATGATAAAGAGACTTATGTTGAGACAGAAATAGATTTATCTAAAGTTGAGGTACAAGTTGATGACACACATACAAACAAAATAATAATAGACGAAGCAAGAAACTTAGGTGTGGTATTTACATATCCAACCGTTGATACAGTGTCCGTGGGTGAAGACTTAAAGGCAGATAGTAAGACATTGTTCAAAGTGTTGACAAATTGTATAGATCATATTTTTGAGGGGGATAAAACTTATCCTGCTGTAGATCAAACTAAAGAAGAGTTAGATCAGTTTGTTGAAGGTCTAACACAAAAACAATTTGATGAGTTTAGAAAGTTCTTTGAAACTATGCCTAAACTTAAACATGAAATAGAAATAGAGAATCCTAAGACTAAAGTTAAAAGTAAAGTAACTTTACAAGGAATACAAGATTTTTTCGGATCAGCCTCTCCCACAATAGCCTAGAGGCGACCTTTAATATTAATTTTGCTCTAATTCAACATCATAAATATAGTTTAAGAGAGATTGAATCATTAATGCCTTGGGAAAGAGACATTTATGTCAATTTATTAGAACAACACATAAAAGAAGAAAACGAAAAGAACAGAAACGAAGCGGAGAAACAAAAACATGGTTGATGAAGTAAAGGTAGTAGAACCTAAACAAAAAATACAAGTAGATTTAGAGGTTGATACTTCAATCAAAGACCTTGGTGTAAATCCATATGCTAAATTAATTCATATGGCAAGAGCTATTGACGCATGGAGAATATTCCCTAGATTGTTCTTAACAGTTTACATAGTCTTATTATATAAGTGTGTTATATGGTATATGAACTTATCTGCCCCTACAATGGAACAATCAGGTTTAATTAGTATCGTTGTTGGTGCTGGTGCTGCCTGGTTCGGTCTATACACAGGTTCAAGTAAAGGTAAAAAATAATGGCAGCAGAAATCACTAAATTAGAGTTAGAAAAAGAGTTAGCAAAAGAAGTTACTACATCTTTAAATGCTGTATTCAAATCTGTTATACCTGATATACAAAAAAATGCTCAGGAACAAGTTGATAAATTTGAACAAGCACTAACTACTGGCACAGGTAAAAAAATAGATAGCAGTTTAGATGGTTTAAATAAATTTATTGATAATTTTGATATTAGACTTGATACTCTAGGTGATCAAGCATTAAAATTAGATGAAGTAAGATCAAAATTAAATAAAGAAAGATTAGCAAAAGAAGAAGAGTCTGCTAAGTTACGAGAGAAAAATATATTTACTGAAACAGAAATAGTTAGAAACAAAAAAACAGGTGAGATTGAAGTTAAAAATAGATTACTTACAGAGAAACAAATTAATAATAGAAAAGATCAAATAATTGCTGAAGAGAAGAAGGTCAAACAATTAGAAAAAGAAAACATTGAAAAGTTAAGACAGTTTCAAAAAGGCGAAAAACAAATTACAAAAAAACAACAAGAGTCTTTACTATCAGAAATACAAAATTTACAAGAGAGAAGAGCATTAATAGAAGAAGAAAAGAAACTATTTACTGGTAGAAGTGGTAGATTTGATAAACG